AGAAGTCTGTCTGCTGCGTAAGAAGCTGCGAATGCTTCTGGTTTAACCAAAGGTACTACATTGCATACACCGCGCACATAACCAATAGCTTGTTGAATTACACATGATGAACCATGAACTACATCTGGATTTATATCAAGATGAACTTCACAGTGGCGCTCGCCAATCACTTCAGCAAGATCGAGATACATCTGTGATGCTCGATATACTTCATTCATGAGACGCATGGCTGGACGATCGTGTCGATTATCGAAGTCGCGCTCAGTGTCTACCTTACCAAAGATCTTACAGCCATGCTTGCCATCATGGTGAATGACAATCGCTACCGTATAGTCAGCAAAGAATACTTCATCCTTGCGGTATCGTTCGCTATCAGCACCAATATAAATGCAAGTTGCCTCTGAACTGTTAGAGATAAACTCGCGGACTTCGTCGATATTAAATTCTCTTGCCATGCTTCACTCTTTTAAATTGGTACCCACGGTCGGACTCGAACCGACACTTTAGAGATTTTAAGTCTCTTGCCTCTGCCATTGGGCTACGTGGGCACATGTTTCTTGTGAACCTTCACTGATATCCAGCTATTATAATAACCTTCTTTCTCCAAAACGTCAAGCAAAAACTGATACTTTGCTTCCCAGTAATTGCATTCTCCTTTGGTTTTACAGAGGCGAATTATTGTTCTTTTGAATTTATCTGGACCGAGCTGTTCTACGTCAGCATTCAGTTCTTTGTTAGATCCGTAATATTGTTTCCAGTCTGACTCGACGAGCATACGTTTCTTCTTACCCTTGACTTGTTTTGTCTTGGATCTCTTTAGTAATTTCTTACCGATGTATTTGCGATTGTTCGTTAGGTTGGTTATATTATAAACGAAACCGATATATTCGTCAAGTAATTCAGAATCTACAACTTGACCATTGTACAGCCAGGGGTTTTCATACGACATAAAGAGAACTCCAATATTTGTTCCCTCTACTTATTCATTCGTCCCAATCTGGTTCTTCCTCATCTTCTTCATAAACTATTTTTTCACTACAAAATGGACAATACTCTGGCTCGTTAATTTCTTCGTGTTGTACATTAAATTGTGCACCACATTCTTGGCATTCAAATTCCATTATTCTTTCCTCTATAATTCAAGTTAACGATTTTTCATTTGTTTTCCAATCTATTATTTCAAAAGTTCCATTATGATGTTCAACAATAGCAGTACAGGATTCTACCCAATCACCACAATTCATATAAGTTATACCATCAATATCTCTTATATTTGCGTGATGTATATGACCGCAAATTATCCCATGCATATTTTTAGATTTTACATAATCTGATAATGTGGTTTCGTAATTACCAATAAAGCTAACTGATTCTTTGACAGTTTGTTTTAGATAAGACGATAACGACCAATATTCCATACCGAAATACGAACGAAGTTTATTCAAAATAATATTCAAGATAATACTAACATCATAAGCCCACGAACCAATTTTGGCTAGCCACTTAGCATGACTGATTACAACGTCAAACTGATCTCCATGAGTTACTAATAGTACTCTATTGTCAACAGTTATGTGATGCGTTTCTTTAAGTAGCCAAATATTTCCAAATTCAGCATCACAATAATCTCTCATTAACTCATCATGATTTCCTGGTATATAGCATACTTCTGTACCTTTACGAGCCCTTCTCAATAATTTCTGTACTACGTCATTATGCTCTTGTGGCCAATATTTGTTACCTGCCATAGCCCAACAATCAACTATATCACCAACAAGATATATTTTTTCGCATTCAAAAGTTTTTAAAAAATCTAGCAATTTATCTGCTTGGCTCATACTAGTGCCAAGATGAATATCTGAAATGAATACTGATCTGTATGACTTCATCTAAAATCCTTGTAGTCGTTTGTAGTGGATTTATTTTTGAACGTCACAGAAAAATAATTAGAAAGATATAACCAAGTCGTCTTTAATACACCCTGATCTTTTAATCTTCTTGGAGAAGAATGCAATTTAAGATCCATAACAAATTTGATTTTACCAAACTGTTGTAGTCTTTTTGCTGTCATAGTATCTTCGCCATAGAAAGCAATAGATGTATCATATCCATTTACTTTGTCTAGTGCAGACTTCTTGATGAGAGCATTGCCTCCTTGAAGGAAAACACCGATATAGTTATTACTGAACCATGCAAGATAATAGTAAAACTTAGTCATGACATTCATTGTTTTAGAAACATCATCATATACAAGAGGACCAGTAATAGCTACTACATCTGGTTTGTTTATTCTATTTAATGCTATCTTAACCCAATTTTTACACAATCTTGAATCAGCATCGATGTTTGCAATGAGATCATACATTGCAATTTCGTAACCTTTTTGTCTGGCAAATACTACACCTTTTTGCTTCTCAGAAACTACAATCGCACCTTCTTGTTTTGCAATTGAAGCTGTGTTATCTGTACAGTTATTATCTACAACAATAATTTCGTAATCAAAGAGGCACGAAAATGCCTCTTCTTTTATTGAACGAATGCAATCTTTAATATATTTCTCTTCATTATAACAAGGTATTACAAAAGAAATCATAATAAATCCCTTTTTAATATAATGAAATTATTTAACATTATTCCACATTTCCATTATTTTAGTCTTCTCTTCACGGCTGAGAGGAACATAATCTAGTTCATCTGCCATAGAATCACCATTTTCATAAGCCCACTTGAAAAATGCAAGTGCACCTTTATGTGATGATTCATTAATTGGTTTCTTATGCATGATTATATATGTTGGGGCAGCAATAGGCCAATCATTTGTCTGAAACGATTCTTTTCCTGCTCTAACAACTTTATCATTTATCTTAATTGATGAATAACTAAGTTTATTCTGCTTTGCATATGCATACTCAACATATCCAATTGAATTCTTAGTCTGTGACACATTACCTGCCACACCTTCATTTCCTCTTGCACCAACACCAACAGGCCATTCCAATGCTGTGCCAACACCAACTTTCGTCTTCCATTCTTCAGAAACCGAAGCAAGATAACGAGCAAAGATAAACGTTGTTCCTGAACCATCAGAACGACGAATGACAGATATGTTTGTATTTGGAAGGTTTAAAGATGGGTTCAACTTCTTAATTGCATCATCATTCCATTTAGTAATCTTACCAAGATAAATGTTTGCAATAGTAGGTCCATCAAGAACGAGATTGTTTACCCCCTCAAGATTATAAACGACAACGTTTCCACCAATCACAGTTGGAAACTGAAACATGCCATCTTTATCAAGCTGTTCTTGAGATAATGGCATATCAGATGCACCAAACGTTACAGTCTTGGACTGAATCTGCTTGATGCCAGCACCAGAACCCACGCTTTGATAGTTTATTTGTATTCCAGTTTGCTTTTGATATGCGTCAGCCCACTTTGAATAAACTGGAAAAGGAAAAGTTGCACCCGCTCCAGTTATGTTTTGAGCATTTGCAGTACTTACAAAATTCGCAAAAATTGCGAAAAACAACGTATAAAATAATTTTTTCATAGACTAAATCCTTTAAATGTTTCTGTTGTTACATCTTTCTTAACACCACCAACAACGTAGCTGGTGATTTCTGTTTCTTGTGGTGCTACTTGAACTTCTGATCCACTAATCCACTTCTGTGTCCAAGGCAAAGGATTGCTTCCGCCCTTATATGGAGAGTTAAGACCAACTGCTTGCATACGCTTTCCAGCAATCCATTCAATATAATCACTGATAAGAGTTTCATTCAATCCAATCATCGAGCCGTCTTTGAATAGATAATTCGCCCATGCTTTCTCCTGCTCAACAGCATCGGTGAAAAGTCGAATGCAATCATCTTTTGTTTCTTCTGCAATTCTGGCGAAGTCTTCATCCTCTTTAGATAACGCTTTGAGTAGCTGTTGTGTTCCAGCAAGATGTAAGTTTTCGTCACGTGCAATGAACTTGATGATCTTTGCATTGCCTTCCATCTTTTTGACTTCAGCGAATGCCCACGAGCAAGCAAACGAGACATAAAATCTAACTCCTTCAAGAATATTCACTGACATAAGAGCAAGCCACAAAGCTTTCTTATGTTCATACGGAGAATAATTGAAAACACCGCTTCGTTCTAGATCATTATTCATTTTGATGAGATCATCATAATACTTACTAATATCACCAGCACAATCAACAATCTCTTTAATGTCCATCATTTCATCAAAGATTTTTGATGGGTTTGGATAGATGTTTCGGATAATGTGAGTATAACTGCGGGAGTGGATTGTTTCTGAGAATGCCCATGTTGTGATCCACGTTTCGAGTTCTGGTAACGAGCATATCGGTCCAAACGCAGCAGTAGGCGCTCGTCCTTGGACGGAGTCAAGGAGAATCTGACGTTTGAGATTGGATGTAAAAATATGTTGCTCATAGATAGTTAAATCCTTAAAGTCTTTGGCATCCTTGTAAATGTCTACTTCCTCTGGACGCCAGAAGAAACCTAGCTGACGATCAGTCAACTTGTCGATCCAAGCATACTTCTGCTTGTCATAGCGCGCAACAGTAGGTGTCTGATCAAAAAATGCCTTTACTGTTGTATGATCTTTTTTATTACTAGAATCGAAAACTGAATAACTCATTCTTTGATCTCGCTAATCTTTTTCCTACCTGCAGTACGATTAACTCTGGCTCTTATATAGGCATTTTCCCAGGTCCAGCACTCGCCAGTATCATCTTGAAAGCACACCCACTGTAAGTCGTTTTCGACACCAGTATCAATCAAGAAGTGCGCAAGTGCACGACCCTTTGGAGTCATCAACGGAATAGGTGGGTCAATCCTTGTAATACTCATTCAATTCTCCAATTATATCCATGTTGTCATCTTTGTCGTCCCACCTGTAACGACCATTACTATTCCTGCACGTCCGACCCAGTATGTCCTCAAAGACAGTCACGTTTCCACGTTTCTCGATGAAGACATACTGGTTATCGATACGGTCTAAGTATACCTTACCTTTTTCAAAAGTCAAATTTTGCATGAATCGCAATCATCCTCGACATTTTCACTAGCTGGCAGTGGCTTCTCTTCGTATTCACCAGCACCATCATTCGTGTTGAAATAATACAGCTGCTTGCCACCGTACTTGTAGAACATAAGTAGGTGACCGATCATCTCACTCATAGGGATCTTTTCTTCTTCATAGAACTTCGGGTTGTATGAAGTGTTGACGGAGATGCCTTGGTCGATAAACTTTTGGAGGACAGCAACGATCTTGAGATAGCCTTCTGGGCTCTTCTGATCCCAAAGAAGATCGTACTTTTTCTTAAGTTTTCGCACTTCAGGAACGACTTGTTTAAGGACGCCATCTTTTGATTGCTTAACAGAAACAAGTGACCTTGGAGGTTCGATTCCATTCGTCGCATTGCTAATCTGCGCTGATGTTTCAGATGGCATAAGCGCCATGAGTGTAGAGTTTCTGATTCCGTACTCTCTTGCTGCGTTTGCCAGTTCTCCCCATGCAAAACGGTATTGCGGGGTAGCCAATTCATCAACATCTCGTTTGTAAGTGTCAACAGGGAAAATGCCTTTGCCATACTTTGTTTCTCCACTCTTAGGACACGCACCTTTTTCTTTCGCAAGA